CAGAACCGGCTCCTGATGGAGCTTGTCCCAGATTTCACGGAAGTCGCCGTTGATTTCCAGCGTGACCCGCTGTTTCCCGCCGAGGGTAAAAGCCATGTCCACCAGCCGTCCGGTCATGTGGCATCCTCCTCGTCCTGATGGCAGTGCATATAGATATAGGCGCTGTTCTGCCCCATGTTGGCATATAACCAGTCATTGATCTTGGCAAGGCTCATGTGGTTGTGCAGCACGCCCAGCTCGTAAATGTACTCACCGTTCAGCTTTTTCTCTGCGATTTTGGCTTGGATTTCCGCGTCATCGTAGTTGGCTTCCACCATGTACAGGTCATAGTTCGGAGCCGTGATGCCGTTCAAATTGTTCATATCTGTGCAGTAAAACAGCTTCCATGATGGGAGCCAGACTTTCCAAGCGCAATTCGGAACATTGTGCTTGACCATATCGGGCCTGACGTTGCAGATGCCGTATCCATACATGTGCCCCGGCTCCAGAACATCAATCTGCGAGACCGGCACCCCTGCATCCACCAGCGGCTTGCACAGCCATGCACAGCACGCAAAACGGAGCGTGGGGCGGTTTTCTGCCAAAAGCCGGAGCGTTGTCGGCTGGAAGTGGTCACTGTGAATGTGAGTGAGCAGAACCAGCTTCAACGCCCGGTATACTTTTGACAGTGCCTTGAAAGACACGCCGCAGTCAATCAGGATTTTTTGGTCAATCACCACCGCATTGCCTTTACTGCCAGTTGCGATGATGTTGTAGTCGATCATAACGAGCTGAGGTCAACCACCGGCTCGGCGGTCGTGGGTTCGCTCTGAGCAATGTCCACATGGGGCAATGCCTGCCCATCGCCCACCTCAGGCTTCCCGGTATGCAGTTCCGGCTGATCGGATGCGCCGGGCATCGGTTCCGGCTCGGTGACGATCTCGTTGTTGTCGGACACCGTTGCCACGGCGTTGTCGCTCTCCATGGCTTTCATCATCTCGATGCTCATAACGCCCCAGCGGGAAATAAGCTGACGAAGCAGGGTCTTCTTTGCCATGTCATCAAAGTTTTTGTACCAAAACGAGGAGTATTTCCACATCTCGCTTTCCGGGACTTTGCCAGCCATCAGATCTTCATAGCTCTTGCGGCTGAAAGCCTTGGAATAGGTATCGGCGTGGGTCATCATCTTCTCTTTCGACCAATACAGCGCCTTGCGGAAGCCATTGAGGTACTCGAAGTAGGCCATATAGCCTACCGTGGGCAGTGCATCCCGCTGATCGTCGTCCTCGACGAACTGGAATTTGGCTTTTCCGGTTTCCGGGTCTTTGCCGAGGTACTCGCCCTGCTTGATGACCATAACATCCAGATCCTTGTACTGGCCACTGCGCAAGGCCAGCTGGATGTAGCCCTTATAGCCCAGAACAAACTGTGCCGTGACACTCTCCGGGCGGATCAGCCTGTTGTTGCGGTCATACTTGGCTTTCTGCTTGAAAGGCACGAGGTAGTACTGCCCCAGCTGAGGGGACGGGCTGAGGTTCAGGCTTTCGCCCAGCAGGGCACCAGCCAGAATCGTGCCGGCATCGCATTCCTGCAGGGCGGGGTTGACGGCCACCGCCGAGGTGATGCTGGCCGTAAAGCGGCGGGCGCGGGCCGGGTCACGCAAAGTGTTGAAGATCAAGGACTGGTAGCCCTTGGTGGTAATTGCGACAGAGAACTTAGGTTTCTGCTGCATTTGATTGTTTGATGTTGCCATATTCAAGACCTTCCTTTTCAAAATAGTTTCTCAGCGCAATGAGCTGAGCGTAGGTGCCCTTTACCCAAAAGCGAGTCATCAGGATAGGATCAGCCGCCGGGGTGGGCTGAAGTTCAGGCTGCGGTTCCGGCTGAGTGCCGGCTTCCGGCAATTCGGGCGGCTCCTGCACCGGGGCGGGCAGGTCAACCGCTGAAGCCATCGCAACTGCGGCTCTGGCTTTTTCGGCAGCGGCTTCCCGCTCTGCCTGCCGGGCGCGGCGCTCTTCCTCCCGCCGCCGCTGTTCCTCCAGCGCCTTGTGCCGGTCAGCCACAGTCTTTATAGCGGTGGGCAAGTCCAGATTGCTGCGGTACTCCACCATGATCTCGGCGGCGTTGTCCATGCCCTCGATTGCGGCCACATCGGCCACAATGCCGTCCACGAATGCCTTTGCCTGCTTTTTCAAAGCGGTCAGGCTGTCACTCATGTTGACTTTCGGGCGGTAAGTCAAATCGTCCAGCCAGTCAATGTCAGCGGCTTCCACCAGCTCACCGTAGTAGTCCATGAGCGCTTCCGTTTTCTGAGCCACAATTCCAGAGGTCACATCCGTGATTTTCTGCTTCAACTCGGCATCTGCCTGCTGGAACGGTTCCGTCACGCACTCCCGATAGATCTGCTCAAAGGCATTGTAGGGTTCAAGGATTTTGCTCTTGATGGCTGTGCGCTGGGCTTCGTACTCCTTGAATTCCTTGTTGAGCTGGGCGCGGGCATCCTTGACGCTCTTATAGGTTTCTTCGGTACAGATCAGCGAAGTAGCTTCGGCAGTGCGCCGTTCAATGTCTTCCTTTACGCTGTGAAGCCGCTCGACAATGATAGGCAACTGCTGAAGTTCGATGACCTGCAATGCGGTATCCTGTGCCATATTGCGCTCTCCTTTCAGTTTTTGAATACTACATAATGGCCGGTAGTCTTGTTCATCAGAACCCAGCCGCCGGCATCCGGGCTGTCCTGAATGAAAAGGTACTGCCGGGAATCCCAGCCATGTGCAGAAAGGGCTTCTTTCTGCTTGCGGGTCAGCCTTTTGGGCCGGGCATTCATGTGTCTGCCGCTCATACGGTACTCACCTCCTCATTCCAGCGCTTCAACAGCGAGGGCTGCATGGTGATGATTTTGTAGCCGGTGGCTTCCAGTTCAGTGCTGCGGTCGTAGCTCTGCACGTCCTGCGCGTGCCGTGTGACAGCGTTTGCCAGACCATAGAGGGAAAGGTCACCGCCCGCGATAAGATGCCCCAGAATGCCATCGCTCTCGCTCTGGCGGATGTTGAACTCCTTGGCCGCAAGCTCAACCACCTTGGGAGCCGCCGCCGGGAGAATGGGCGCTTCTTTGGCATCCCGGAGTTTCTGTACCAACGCATTGAACCGGGCTTCATCGACCGCCGCCCGGACGGTATCCTCAATCTTCATCAGGAACGCCCGGTCATCGGCTTCGATGGTCTCATCCCGGAAAATCCCGAAATCGCCGTCCACGCTTTCATTGATGCGGCCAAC